CAACCGCTACTCCCCTAGCGGAAGAAATACAGTCTTCGCAAGACTGGAACGCATGGTTTTTTGATCGTCAAGACGGATACCTTCAGGTTGCAGAGGCGTGGTACGAATGGAACTTTGAACGCGCACCCGTACAGACAGGACTAGAGGCCGAAGAAGGAACGATTGTTCTTTTAGCGAATACACTTTATTCCATAACTGGAATAGAGGCCGAGTCCGAGATCGGAACAGTCAACGCTCAGATTAACGAGACTGAAGCAGTCACAGGCCAAGAGCTAACCTCGGAGATCGAGGAAGTAACTGCCCAAGCGAGCGCATCTATAGCACCAAGTGGCATAGAAGCGATTAGCGAATTAGGAACCGTAACCGCGACCGCAACAAGCGAAATGGTCATGGTTCCAAGCAAGATAAGTTACAAGAAACCCAGAAAAAATGCGGCTGTAACGATTATTGGCGTTGACTTGCCCTCAGAGCTTGGCGAAATACTAGCCAGCGGAACTATAATAATCAATAATGTTGTGAAGATTCATAGTATAGAAGCGCGGCTCCAGGCCAAAGCAGTCCAAGCCGAGGGCGTTTTGAATTTAACCGATGATGAGATCATTTTGCTGATGGCGGCTTAGACGATGCCTGTACCTACAAGAGAGATGGCGGCAGAAGCCAAGCGAGGCTTAGAATGGCGTGAGGAATACGGTCGCGGCGGTACAGAGGTCGGCGTTGCTAGGGCAAGAGACATTAGTAATAGAAAGAATTTAAGCGAGCAGACAATAGGGCGAATGGTTTCCTACTTTGCTCGACACGAAGTAGATAAGCAGGGCAAAGGCTTTAGTCCTGGCGAAGAAGGTTATCCGTCTGCTGGTCGCATCGCCTGGGCCTTATGGGGCGGAAATCCCGGTCAGACTTGGGCAACTAAGGAATGGGCAAAGATTCAAAACAGAAAGGAAGCACAAATGTTCACGCGCCGAGATATTTCATTTGACGATGCCGAGATTAAGCTCTCGAAGTCTGGAAAGTCCATGTTTAGTGGATACGCCTCGGTTTTCGGAGGCGTTGACAGTTATGACGACTCGATTATGAAGGGTGCTTACGAAGACCTGATTGACATGGTTAACAAGGGATCGGCTCGGATGCCTAAGATGTTTTGTAATCATCGCTCCTATGAGATTCCAGTCGGCAAGTGGACAAAGATGTATGAAGACGACAAGGGGCTGTACATGGAAGGCGAGTTTACTAAGGGTAATCCCCAAGCCGAGGTTATTAAGGCAGGGATGGAACACGGCACGATTGATGGACTGTCCATTGGCTTCCGAGTCGGCGATTACGAGATCATCGAAACCCAAGGTGAGAAACTTCGTCTAATTAAGACGGTGGCAGAGCTTCCCGAGGTTTCTATTGTTACTTTCCCTGCCGATGATGCGGCAAGGGTTGACCTTTCTAGCGTTAAAGCTACACTAGAGCAGATCAACGATATACGAGATTTTGAAGCCTTCTTGCGTGATGCGGGGGGGTTCTCAAAAGCCTTGGCTATGGCAACGGCAAGTCGAGCCAAGCGTTTGTTTACTCAGAGTGAGTCTGAGTCCGTAGAAATGCCAGAAGAATTGAAGCGAGAAATACTTCGCAACTACCTATCCACTCAGACTCTTTGAAAGGAAATATCATGTCTGATTTTGCAGAAATTAAAGCCCTTGTAGAAACGCAAGGCAAACTACTCGAATCCACGAAGGAAATGAAATCCTGGATGGAAAAGGCCAACGGCGAGCTTGAGTCCTCGAAGAAAATCGAGAACGAGACCAAGGCCGCGATTGAGGCTCTTATGACAAAGAACGCTGACCTGACCGACAAGTGCGTGGCTCTTGAGCGCAAAGTCTCCGCTGGTGCTGAAGAAGGCCGTGGCGAGAAAGTCGAAACCGCTGGCGAACTGCTTGTTAAATCCGAGGCTTTCAAGGAAATGCAAGCTGGTCGTTCTAAGTACGCTCGCATTGAGCTTAAGGCCGCTATTGTTAACGCGACTGGTCAAAACCAGCCTCTCGTTGCCGATATGCGCGTCCCCGGCATCATCGCTAACCCCAATCGCGTTCTTACGATTCGCGATGTTCTCCCAGTAGGCCGTACAGGTTCTAACCTAGTCCAGTTCACTCGTGAGAATGTATTTACTAACTCTGCTGGCCCTCAGTACGACGGAACCAGCCCTGCCTCGTTCGAGAATATTACGAAGCCTGAGTCTGGCATTACCTTCACGCTGGCTAACGCCGCTGTTGTTACTCTTGCTCACTTCATCCCCGTATCGCGTCAGGTGCTTGACGATGCTCCTCAGCTTGAGAGCTATGTCAACTCACGCCTCGCTTACGGCCTGAAGCTCGAAGAAGAAGACCAACTTTTGAACGGAAATGGTACTTCTGGCAATATCAGCGGCCTCTTGGCTTCTGGTAACTTCACGGCCTACAACCGCGCCGCTACTGGTGACACCAATATCGACACGCTCCGCAAGGCGATTACTCAGGGTGAGCTTTCTGAGTATGTGGTCGATACCATCGTTATCAACCCTGCTGATTGGGAGTCCATCGAATTGACCAAGGCTACAGACGGTCAGTATGTTGTTGGCAACCCAATGAACGCAATGGCGGCTCAACTCTGGGGCAAGCGTATCGTTCCAACGAACTCGATTGCTTCTGGTACTTTCTTGGTCGGTGCAATGCAAATGGGCGCACAAATCTGGGATCGTATGGATGCCGCAGTTCAAATCTCTTATGAAGATGGCGACAACTTCAAGAAGAACATGGCTACCCTCTTGGCTGAGGAGCGTCTTGCTCTGACTGTTTACCGTCCCTCGGCCTTTATCTCCGGCTCGTTCTAAGCAATGCCCTCACCAGTTCCTGGTGAGACTCAACGCTTCTTTATCGCTCAATGTATGAGCGATAGGGAGGCGGTTGACGAATCAGGACAACCAGACGACGACAGGCGTATTTCGCGCTAGATGGGAAGAAAGATAATGGAACTGATCGAGGTAATCTGCAATGCTCATTTTGAGGACACTAGAATCGGGGCGGTATCTAGAAAGCAAGTGGTTAGGGTTCCTATCCATGTGGCAAAAGAGCTAGCGTCTCTGAATTTAGTAACGATTAAAAACCCTCTGCCAGCGGTTTCTCCACTCAAACCACAGATCGAAGCGGCAGCCGATGGTGGGGCGGAACCGCCTATGTCGTTGCCGGAGGCCCTAGTTTCAATCTCCGAGATGCCGAAACCATCGCGCAGAGGCAGAAGGACACGGGTCGAAGAATAGTTGCAGTTAAGGATACCTACCGTTTACTGCCGACCGCCGATGTCATTTATGGTTGCGACCAACATTGGTGGCCTTATCACCTTGAAAAGATCAAAGCCTTAACGGGTGCAGAACTTTGGACACAATGCCCAAGAGCAGAAGAAAAGTACAGGCTGAACCGCATACCTGGGGAAAGCAAGCCAGGACTCGGGCGGTCAATCATTCACTTTGGAAACAATTCCGGCTATCAGGCCGTGAATCTAGCTTTTCTCTTTGGGGTGACGGAGATAATACTTGTTGGCTTCGATATGAAGATCACCGACAAAGTTCATTTCTTCGGCGATCATCCGTACCACAACAAATATCAAGGCCCGAATAATAATACAATGAAGCGGTGGGTCTTCAACTTCGAGCAATTAGCGAAAGACCTAGCTTCAGAGGGCGTTGTAGTGTTGAACGCTACACGCGATTCCGCTTTGACCTGTTTTCCTAAAGTAGATTTGGAGGCCGTATGATTAATTTTAGAGGCTGGCATTTCCCAGACGATGGGTCTTTGGGTGCAAAGCTCTATACGATTCTTAACGACGACTATATCTACCGATGGTAAGACTCTTTGTAGGCTACGACTGGCGCGAGGCTGCTGGTAGCTTTGTATTCACTTCGAGCGTATTACGGAGGGCTTCTTGCCCTGTTTCTTTTTCTTACCTCGGTGAAGGCGACTTACAGACGGGAACTAATGCCTTCACAGTCTCACGTTTCACGGTCCCTTATCTCTGTGGATACCAGGGCAAGGCGATCTTTGCAGATGGGGCCGACATGATTTGCGTCGCAGATATAGCCGAGCTTCTTGCTGAGCTAGAGACAATGACGGGCGCGGTAAAGGTCGTGAAACACGAATACAAGACAAAACACCCAATTAAATATCGAGAGACAGAGCTAGAAAGTCCCAATATTGACTACCCAAGGAAGAACTGGGCTTCGCTTATGCTCATAAACTGCGAGCATCAAGCCTGGCGAAATGTAAGCCCTCCGACCTTACTGAATCAAAAGATGATCGACTTGTTGACCTTCAAGTTCATGCTGGACGATGAGATAGAGGAAATATCCGACTCGGGCTGGAATCGGTTAGTTGATGAGGGGCAAGCTGTCGAGGGTGCAAAGATTCTTCATTGGACTGCTGGAATACCAGCGTTTAAGTATTACGAAAACAGTCCTGGCGCTCAGTTATGGTGGGACGAATGTCGGCGAATGGCCTACCCGTTACCTATTTAACGCCTCAAGGTTCTTGTTATACCTTTGGCAACGCCTTCGCAAAGGGATGCGGAGGCCGAGCGACCACTAGCCTTAAATTTAGACGAGCCGATTTTTCGGCATTTGTAAACCCAGAGATTTACCCAGTTTTAAGAGATGCTCAGAAAAACGGGGTAAATTGGTATTACGGCGATCATGCTTACTTTGGGCGCAAGTTTTATTTTCGGGTTAGCAAAAATGCGTACCAGCATGACGCTTTACGCGATGCTAAGCCGGATCGATTTGAGAAACTACGCTTCCCTATCCAGAACTGGCGAGGCGGATCTAAGATTCTTTTATGCCCTCAGAGCGATGTATTCATGCGGTTACATGGGATCAGTCAAGAACAATGGATTCAAGACACAACAGAGACGCTCAGGAAATACACAGACAGAAAGATTCTTGTTCACCTAAAATCCCATTCTAGCCTTATGTGGCAGACTGAAAGGCAGTTCTGGCAAGCCTTGTTAGATGATATTTATGCGGTCGTTGTGTATACATCTGTTGCTGGCGTTCAAGCAGTTTTGAACGGTGTTCCATGTTTCGCTACCGAGAAATGCGCCTCTGCCAGTTTTGGCTCGATGGACTTATCGAAAATAGAAACACCTAAGAAGCCTGACAACCGCGAAGAAATGGCTTGGGTTCTGGCTGACAATCAATGGACGCTTGATGAAATTGCTAAAGGAATGGCATGGGAAAAGCTAAGAAATCAATAAAAGTCGTTACCACTTTCAACAAGGCTGGCTACGAGCAGTACGGCAAGCGACTGATGGAGTCATGGCGACTCTGGCCTAACGGTTTAGAGTTCGTCGTCTATCAAGAAGGATTCGATGTCGGCGGCAAAGAACTATTAGACATTAGGTGGCTCGTAGACTTCAAAGAGAGAAACAAAAACAAGAGATTCCAAGACTTTCGATGGGACGCGGTTCGATTTGCTCATAAGACTGCGGCGGTTATTGACGCGGCGAAAGATGCCGATTTTCTAGTCTGGGTTGATGGCGATGTTTACGCGCACAAGAGGATTACAGAAGTTGATTTAGCTTCTTGGCTACCAGGGCCAGAAGAATACCTTTCGTGGCTCTGGCGGGACAAAATGTACCCCGAGTGTGGATTTTATATTCTTAGGCTAGACCATTCCAAACACAGACAGATCATGTCAGAATGGCAGAGATTATATGAGTCTGACGACATTTACAGGCTTCAGGAGTGGCATGATTCTTTTGTTTTTGCTTACCTTATTAAGCGATTTGCAGTAAATTGGAAAAGTCTTAGTGGCGATTACGCATGGCACAGTCACCCATTTATCAACGGCCCTCTCGGTGAGTTCATGGATCATTGCAAAGGGCCAAGGAAGACTCAGGGCAGGTCGAACCATTGGGACTTAGCGGTAAGGCGTAGTGAGGATCATTGGAGAAAAGAATGAACGGCAAACTTAAACTTATCACCGATGGTCAGGTCGAGCCAATTACCCTCGCAGAAGCCAGGCTCCACCTAAGACTTGATGTAAGTGGTTCTCCGGCTTCTCATCCTGATGACTCTTTGGTAAGCCTACTTATCACGGTCGCAAGGCAGTCAGCGGAGGCTTACTTGGGTCGCTCTTTAGTTCAACAGACTTACGAGTTAGCTTTAGATCGTTTTCCAAATCCAGACGATGTAACCGAGGCTATTAACCTTCAGGTCTGGCCTGTTCGATCTATTACAAGCGTTCAATACTTCGATGAGGATGACGCAAGCCAGACCGTAGATGCTGCCGATTATGTCTTTGATACCTTTGCAAAACCTGCGGAGTTAGTGCCTTTAGAGCTTTGGCCTGGTACAAAAAACAAGGCAAACGCGGTCAAGATCACCTTTGTGGCAGGGCATACGGACAACGACAGCCCTAATAACTATCCCTTACCCCTACCAATCAAACAGGCAATGCTGCTTCAAATTGGGCAGCTTTACGAGTACCGAGAGGCCGTCTCAACCGAGCAAGTCTATGAAATGCCAATGGGATCGACCGCCTTGCTTACTCCTTACAGAATTAGCATGGGCCTGTAATGCAGATCGGTAAACTTGATAAGCGCATCACCTTACAAAACCGATCATCGACGCTCGATGACTACGGACAACCCGTAAACACGTGGACGAACGTAGCGACTGTTTGGGCGAACATTAAGCCCTTAACAGGGCGGGAAAAAGCGCAGATGCAGATGGTTGATTCAATACTAACGCATCGCGTTACTATTCGTTATCGAGTTGATTTCATGCCACCGACAATTGTAGATGCTTATAGGATCGCCTATGAAACCCCAAGCGGAACGCGCATTTTCAACATTACTGCGGCACAAGATGTTGATGAGGCAAGGCAACACATTCAATTCGACTGCCAGGAAGGTAGCCAGACAGGAGCATCATAATGGCACAATTTCAGATCAATGGGCTGAAGGAATTACACAAAGCACTCCAAGAATTACCCGTAAGGATTGAGCGCAATGTTATGGCTGGCGCAGTCGCGGCTGGCACTCGCGTAGTCTTAGCGGAGACCAAGGCTAAAGCCCCAGATCAGAAGATCAAGGCGCGGCTAACCAGCAAACAGAAAAAAGGTCGTCCAGGCGAGATCATCCGCGAAATCTATATTAAGGAAAAAGAGCCTTTCGACACCTTCTATGCTAAGTTCTTTGAATTTGGAACTGCAAGCTATTACACAGGTAAAGGTCGAACGGTCGGTGGTCCCTACCAGATACCCAAGAAGCGCGGCTATTTCGTAGTCAATGGGAACATTATTAAGGGCGCAATACAGCATCCTGGCGTAAAGCCGCAACCGTTCTGCGGTTAGAACAATGGCGGCATATATCAAATTACGGCTCCCAATGGAGACAGGCGAGGCCGCGAAGGGTAGAATTAGTAGGAGAATGATTCAAGAGGCTTTAAGTGAATCCTGAGCTAATTATCGCGGCAATGCTCAATCAGGCTGGCATTACTGCCTTAGTCGGGAATCGTCGCGCACTCGGGCAACTGCCGCAGAACTCAGTATTTCCAGCGATTGTCTATCAAGTTATAGACGGACAACCCCAACCTTCATTAAACTACCCTCTAGACGATCTCGCGATGGCGCGAATCCAGATTAACCCTCTGGCAGTTACTTTAGCCGAGGTTAAGAACATTCACGCCGCTGTGAGGACTGCAATAGATTTTACGCACCATCAAACCTTCGCGGGTAAAAAGGTCATGTCCTGTCGTTTCGACAGTTTAGGGCCGATTGACCGCGACGAGGAAATGGGTATATGGACGCAAAGCGCAGACTATATGCTCAGATGGTACGAGTAAGAATACTGGCTCCGGCCTGTATGTTCGCCCGCAAGGGTATTTTTTGAAAGAAAGGAAGCAGACATGACTGTACGCACCTCTGCCGGAACCACACTACGAATTTCGGCCTCGGCTCCGGCCACCTTTAACGAAAGCGGCTATAACGATCTCTTTACTGCCTCTCCTACTCCTCCTATCGTTGGTGAAATTACCGATCTGGGCGAGTTCGGGCGTGAGTTCGCTTTAGTTACCCACAACCCTGTCGGCTCGCGTGGAACCCAGAAGTTTAAGGGTTCGTTTAACGAGGGTACGATGACGATGAGCCTTGGTCTGGACACAGACGATGCAGGTCAAATCGTCGCTAAAACAGCAAGCCTTAGCGATCTTGATTTTTCCTTCATGGTTACGACTCAGAACCTGGATCGTTATTTCTTCCAAGCCAAAGTTATGTCCTTTAAGGTTGGCATTGGTGGCGTGGATCAAATCACGACCGCTACTGTTACCCTCGAACTGACGACCAACTCTGCTGGTGTTGGTATCGTTGAATCCCTTGCCGCTTAATGGCAGGGCGTAAAGGTCAGGCGCAAGCCTTGTCTCTTTCTTCGCGGAAAGAGCAGGGTTTGTTGCCTGACATCCCTATCCGCGAAGAAGGAGAAACAATGTTTGATATTTCAAAACTTGCTGCAAAAGATACTGCGATTGTTGAACTCGATGGCCCTGATGGTGAGCCATTAGAAAACGAAAAAGGTGAACGCCTTTCTATTACTGTTTTTGGCCCTGGTTCTAAGCAGTTCCAGAAGGCGCAAGGCGTAAGAAATCGAGCGATTCTTGACCACGTTCGTAAGGGCGGCAAGAAGATGAAGGACGATGACCAGCGCGAGCTTGATGCTGAGTTCTTGGCTTCTTGTACTGCCTCTTTCAACAACTTCGTTTACAAAGACATGGGTGGCTATGACCAGTTCAAAACGGCTTATTCAGACGCTTCTATAGGTTTTATTGCCGAACAGGTTAATAAAGCTATTGGCGACTGGGGAAATTTTACTTAGAAGTCACCGATGATCTAGTTCTCTACGCTCGGCAAACTGGGTGGTTTCACTCAACCCCAGAGAAGACCAAGCAGACCCGAGCGCAGAAGATTGAGGCCAACGGTGGCACTCCGTTAATGCCGGACATTACGGGCGCGGAATACATGGTCGATTATTGGCAGACTTTAGGACGGTGTTCCTCCGGCGGCATGGGGCCAGTTCCTTTATCTGCTACTGAACTGCGAGCCTGGCAAGAGGGAACTCTTACGGAAATAGATTCCTGGGAGTTCTCGACCCTAATCGAAATGTCTCGCGGTTATGTATCGAGCCTTTTAGAAGGCGAAAAGACTGAAACACCTCCACCATACGGCGATCCTGTGAGAGAATTTGATCGTGAATCAGTAAGTAAAAAAGTCACGAATGCGTTCAAAGCCTTCATGCAAGCAAGGAAAAAATAATGGCGGCAGTCGGAACCCTTACGATTGAAATGGCGGCTAATGTAGCTCGTCTTTCGCAAGATATGCAAAAGGCTACAAAAACCGTTGACGGAGCGATGAGCAAGATTCAACGCTCTGTTGATGTTGCTAAAACCGCTATTGTGGGGCTTGCTGGCGTTCTGACGATTCGTCAGTTCTCATCTTTTATTAAAAGCTCTGCTGCGGCTTCTGAGCAGCTTGAGAGAATGGCGTTTCTTGCAAACACTTCAGTTGCAGATTTTCAAAGAATGTCCTTGGCCTCTAATAAATTTGGTATTAGTCAAGAAAAGCTAGGAGACATTCTTAAAGATACTCAAGATAAAGTCGGCGACTTTATGCAGACAGGTGGCGGCGCAATGGCAGACTTTTTTGAGAACATTGCACCGAAGGTTGGAGTAACTGCCGATCAATTCAGGAAGCTAAACGGCAAGGATGCTTTGCAACTTTATGTTTCTAGCTTGGAAAAGGCTAATTTATCGCAGTCAGATATGGTTTTTTATATGGAAGCCATAGCCAGCGACTCCACTTTACTTTTGCCTCTACTAAGGGAAAACGGCAAGGCGTTTGAAGAAATTGCAATCCAGGCTGAAAAGTTTGGCGCGGTCATGGATGAACAGACTATTGCGGCCTCAAAAGACTTAAACGCTAATTTGCACTCGATGAATAACTTCATGGATGGCATAGGGATTAGCATTTACAGCGCACTATTACCTGGATTAAACGCTCTTTCAGATTCGTTTATCAAGTTTGCGGAATCCTCTCGTATAGCTCAACACGCGGCATCCGCCGTTTTAATACTTTTTCAAACGCTAGCTGTTGTTGGAAGCGACGTTGTTTTCGTCATAGACCAAGTAGTTAAGGGTCTTGTTGCGCTTGTTGAAGCGCAGTACAAACTATTGTCTGGAAACTTTTCTGGGGCTATTAAGGTTTTTGAGGACTACAACGCTCAAGCCCGAGACGCTAGAACCGCCCTCGATGAACTGCAAGCAAAGATTATGGGGCTTGGTAAAGTTTCTAATGATGCACAGAAGCCTATAGACGGCCTTTCTAACTCTTTTGTGTCTGGTGCAAAAGCAGCTACAGAACTTGAAAAAGCCTATGAGGCACTTGTAAAAACACTTAGATCAGACATCACGAAGTCCACAGCAGAGCTACAGGCCGAGCAACAAGGGCTAAATACCGCGCAGACAGACTTCTTGAAGCTCGTTTCTGGTGATGACTGGAAACAATATACTGTTGCCCAGAAAATGCTTGTTACAGACTTGTTCAAGCAAAAAATTGAAACAGAGCAACTTATTGACCTAGAAAAGACGAGAGCGAAGGCCGCAGAAGATCGTCTTAAGAAAATGCTTGACGACGAAAAAGAGTTTAGGGCAGAGCTTAAGAAAGAAGACGAAAAGCTAGCGGCTGAGAAACTCAAGAAAGAAGAAGAATTTTTTGCCGAGCAAAGGAAACAAATCCAGCAGATAGAAGATCAGCTAACCGATGCTCTTATGAGAGCCTTTGAAAGCGGTAAGGGCTTTGGGCAAGCGTTCAAGGACACGCTGGTTAATATGTTTCGGACGATGGTTCTTAGACCGATTCTTGCCCCTATTGTTGCGGGTGTAGCTGGTGGTGCTTCAGGCTCGGCAATGGCTGGAACGGGAACAATGGACTTGATTTCCGGCGCAACCCAGATGTATAGCATCGTCACAACTGGCTTTGCCAAGGTTGGCGCAACAGTTTCAGCGGCTTTGCAAAATGCCGGAGACTACTTAGCAACCTCTAGCATTGACGCAGTAGCGGCTGGTGGCGAGTTTTTGCAAACTATTGCTCAGGGTGCTGGCCCTATCGCATCGAGCATTGCTGGCGCGGCAACGGGAATGTTTCTTAATAGCCTAATAAGCGGCGGCTATTCATTGGGTAAAGGCATGGACACCTTCCAGAAGATCGGAATTACGGTCGCATCTTTTGTTGGAGGCCCAGTTTTAGGAACTATTGTCGGTGCGATGACTGGCGTATTTAATCGTTTGTTCGGACGGAAACTATCCGATGTTGGCATAGAGGGAACCTTTGGTGAGTCTGGTTTTGAGGGTGAGTCCTTCAAGTTTTATAAAGGTGGTCTTTTTAGAAGCAACAAAACCAAGCGGTCGCCGTTAGATGAGGAGCTTGAGTCTTTTCTAGGAGACAGCTTCCTCGCTATTCGCGGCGCAACTGCGGCAATGGCTGTCGCGCTAGGCCAAAGCGCAGAGTCCATCTTTTCTTTTACTAAAGACATTAAGTTATCTTTTAAGGGATTAAAAGAGGAGCAGATTCAAGCCCTCTTGACCGAGCAATTTGAACTCTTAGGCGAGGAGCTTGCCCAACTTGCTTTAGGTACTGAGGAGTTCACCAGACGAGGGGAGTCAGCTAGCGAAACCCTTCAAAGACTTTATTCAAGCGTTATAAACGTCAATTCTGTCTTCGATACCCTTGAGCTTAAGATGTTCGATTTCACGCTTGTTGGCGCGGATATGGCATCGCAGTTGGTTGACTTATTTGGCGGTATAGAAAATTTTGTTAACTCTACAACTGCTTATTACGAAGCCTTTTATACCGAGGCCGAGCGCACAGATATTCTTACCCGCCAGCTAACGACCTCATTTGGTCAGCTAGGCTTAGAACTACCATCGACACGCCAAGCCTTTAGAAACTTAGTCGAGGCGCAAGATTTAACGACTGAAAGCGGTAGGCAGATGTTTGCCGCGTTGATGAATCTTAGCCCTGCTTTTGCGAGTATCTCTCCAAGCCTTGATCTAATTGTCGAAGCCGTCGACGATCTTGGTGAAAGCGTTTTAGTTTCAGAAGCAATTTTGCAAGAGCGTATAAGCCTAGAAGATCGTTTATTACGACTTCAGGGTGATACGGAGGCTTTAAGAGATAGGGAGCGCAATTCGCTTGACGAATCAAACAGGGCTTTATTTGATCGGATTACTTTATTAGAAGATGAACGAGAAGCTCAGGCACTTGCTCTAAGCATCGCTAATGAAAGGATTTCTTTAGAAAGTCGTTTCTTGCAACTTCAAGGTGATAGCGAAGCCTTAAGAGACAGAGAGCGTAATTTGCTTGATGAATCTAACAGGGCTTTATTTGATCGGATTACTTTATTAGAAGATGAAATACAGGCAATAGAAGATGCTCGACAAACGGCTCAAAACTTTGCCGATCAAATTCGCAATGAATATCAAATCTCTCAGGATGCAACAAATAGAGCATTAGAGTTAGTCAGAAGATCATTCCAAGCAGAGATTGATCGTTTAAGACAGGCTACTGAAGTAACTGATAGAGCATTAGAGTTAGTCAGAAGATCATTCCAAGCAGAGATTGATCGTTTAAGACAGGCTGCTGAAGTAACTGATGTAGCCTTTGCTCGTTTACAGAGGTCAGTAGAGGCTTCTGCAAGAAAAGCAGAAGAATCTATTACTAAAACTTACAATGCTCTTAATGATGCGTTGAGTTTACAACTTCAGTCGGCGGAAACTGCTAAGAGCGTTGCCCAGGAAAACGTCAGCGCATTGCAAAGCGTTTTTGATCTTCTTAAGTCAAATATAGAAGATTTAATGACAGATGTGTTGCCGCAAATGACAGCGGCACAAGGCCGGCTCTTTATTGCTCAGGCATTAGCAACAGCTCAAACGACTGGATATCTACCTCAGAGAGAGCAGTTATCGTCAGCAATTAGCGCGGCTCGATCTGGATTAACGCCAGAAGCGTTCGGTTCTTCATTTGAAATGCGTAAGGCGCAATTACGCTTGGTTGTTCAGCTTCAATCTTCTGCTGAACTGCAACTTAAAGCAACAGAAGATCAAGTGACCTTGCTACAAGATCGAATCGATCAGGCTAGGCAACAATTTGATGCTGATATAGAAGAAAAAAGGAACTATTACGACTCCATTCTCGAAAGGGCCAAGAGTCAGGTTGATGCAATTCGAGGCGTTGACAACAGCATCATTTCTGTTAATGAAGCTATTCGTTTATTAGAAACCGCTGTCGAAGCAGAGAAAAACGCAACGGCTCAGATTGATATTTTGCAACAACAG